GTGAGAACACAGTCGCTTCTCCATTCATTTCAACTTTATAATAGGAATATATGCAATTACCTTTTGGCGAATGGTTGCCAGACCAACCAGATAATTTAAATCCAGGTGCAACTGTAGCAACTAATGTTTATCATGCACAATCAAGTTATAAACCTGTTAAAGGTTTAGTTGCTTATAGTGGTGCATCTAATGTAACACAAAATGCAAAAGGTGCTGGTAGTTTTAGAGATAATACAAATACAGTATTTACTTTTGTAGGAACTAAAGACAATATTTATAAATTAACATCTGGTACTTTTACATCTGTTAAAGGTAGTTTAACTATATCAGGTACAGATACAGACTTTTTTACATTTACACAATTTGGACAATACATAATAGCAAGTAATGGAGTTAATCCTCCAATGTATTATTTAATGGGTACTTCAACTAACTTTGCAACACTACAAAGTATTGCAACAGCAGGAACAGTACCTGCTAAGTTTAGAGTAAGTGGTGTCATTAGAGATTTTTTAGTAACAGGTAATATAGAGAACGCAAAAAATAAAATTGCTTGGTCAGGTATTAATGATATTTCAGTTTGGGAAGCTGGTGTTAGTTCGTCAGATACTCAAGTTCTACCAGGCTCAGGTGGTCAAGTTGTTGCTATAACTTCTGGTGAGGTTGGTTATGTTTTTAGACAAAATCAAATAACTAGAATGGACTTTGTTGGTGGAAATGTAGTGTTTAGGTTTTCAGTTATCTCTCCTAATAGAGGAGCTGTATTTGGACAAAGTGTATGTCAAGATAATAGACAAGTTTTCTTTTATGCTGATGATGGTTTTTTTCAAATTAATGGAGATCAAATATTACCGATTGGTGCAGAAAAAATAAATAGATTTTTTGATCAAGATTTAAACAAAGCATATTCAGATAGAATAACAGCAGCAGTAGATCCATTTAATACTTTAGCGATATGGTTATATCCAAGTAAAAATAATGCAAATACTAATGGTGTTTGTGATAGATTACTTATTTATAATTATGTAACTCAAAAATGGACAATTGCTAATGTTAAAGCATCACAAATTTTTGAACAGTTTGTAAGTTTTAACACAGTTGAGTTAATGGATTTAATATCTGAAAACTTAGATGAAATTAATATTTCATTAGATACAGATTTTTGGACAGTAGGACATTTAAAATTAGGTGCTATTGATGAAAATTTTAAAGCAGCAATTTTTTCAGGAAATAATTTAGAAGCTGAATTAGAAACTAGAGAACAAGAAATATTTCCAGGTTTAAGAGCTAACATTACAGGCATTAGACCAATTGTTGATGCTACTGCAAATGTAACTGTTAAAACTAGAAATACTTTAGCAGAAACAGTTACTACTTCTGCATCAAGTACAGCAAATACAACAGGCATAAGTCCAGTAAGACAATCTGGTAGATACTTTAGAGCAAATGTAAAAGTACCTGCTGGAACAGTTTGGAGTCATGCACAAGGAATAGATTTAAAAGCTAGTCAAGGTGGCGATAGATAATGAGTGATAAAATAGATATTGATAATATTAGATACTCAATTGAAACACAGGAGTTTTTTCAAAGACAAGTTGAAGAAGCTGTAAATACATTAATTAACAAGAACAATGCTGAAAGCGATAAGGCTTTTAGTTGGTTTATGAATTAGGAGAAAATAAATGGCAGGAATAAAAGACTACTCAACAACACAGGCAAACAATACTTCTCTGAATAGTATTAATACAGCAGAGGGAATGTTACCTAGTAATTTGAATAATGCAATCAGAGCATTAATGAAAAATACTAGAGAGTGGTTTAACGATAGTCAATGGGTAGAATATGGAGATGGAGATTCAGCTTATGTTCCAGCTTGGGTTTCAACAACTCAATTTACTATAGCAAGTAGTGTTGATATTACTGCGATCTATCATGTAAATAGAAGATTAAAAGTTTTAAAAGGTGATGGAACTTATGTTTATGGAACAATTACAGCATCATCTAACAATGGTACTTTACAAGCAATCACAGCATCTTTTGATAGTGGTAATATAGGTGCATCAACAAACACATTAAGAATATTTATTGCAGCACTAAGTTCTACAAACAATTCAATACCAGTTGGAGCTATTGGTTCAACTAATATTGCAGATAGTTCAGTAACAACAAATAAAATTGCTAATGATGCAGTAACGACTAGCAAGATTCCAGATAATGCAATTACGACTTCTAAGATAAATGCAGATGCAGTTAATGGAACTAAGATTGCAGATGATAGTATAGATTCTGAGCATTTAGTTGATGGTTCAATAGATAGTCAGCACATTGGTGCAGATCAAATTATAACTTCTAAAATAGCAGACAATAATATAACGACAGCTAAAATTAATAATGATGCAGTTACAATTGATAAAATTGCAGATGCAGCTATAGTTGTAGCATCAGAACAATCTGGTCATACTCCAGATGATAATACTTTTTATACAACATCAGCATCTAATACTAGATTTTTAAATAAAGATACATCTGATCTAATTAACTCAGGTCAATCATGGTCAGCTTCAGATGATTTTATTGCAACAACAGCAGCTATAGATGCAAGAGTTATTGATCTTGTAGATGATGTGGGTGGCTTTGTTCCAATTGCAAACGAAACAAGTTTTCCAAATGTAAATCCAGATGTTAATAATGGTGTAGGAACTATTGTTAGTGTTGAAGCTCTTTCAACTAATTACACAGCAAATGGCTCAGGTGTAGTTACAATTGCTAATGGTACAGTTGGTAATTCAACAGTTACATTAAATGGTTGTGGAGCTAGTGCTTCTTTACCAACAGGTTTTGGTATCTTAGTTGAATCTACAACTACACAACACACTTACAATTTTCACAGATTAGTTCCTAAAGCTACAGAAGTTTCAACTGTTGCAGCAAATGCTACAGCAATATCAAATGTTAATTCTAATTCTGCAAATATTAATACAGTTGCTGGAAACTCTACAAACATAAATACAGTAGCAACAAATAATACAAATGTTACAAATGTTGGTGGATCAATTGCAAATGTTAATACGACAGCAGCAAACATAACTGGTGTAAATAGTTTTGCAGAAAGATATAGAGTAAGCTCATCAAATCCTACATCAAGTTTAGATTCTGGAGATTTAGCTTTTGTAACTGGTGATTCTAATTTAAAATTTTATAATGGTTCAGATTGGGTAGCAATATCACCTGGTATAGCAAATGTAGTTGATGATAGCTCACCTCAACTTGGTGGTAATTTAGATTTAAATAGTAATAATATTACTGGAACTGGTGGAATACCATCAGCTAATTTAACTGGCACAGTTGTTGATGCAAGATTACCAACATCAATGTCAGGTAAAACTCTTACTACTGCTTCTGTAACAGGAACAATTAATGCAAATACTTTAACTGCTCTTGGAGATGGATCATCAGCGGATGGTAAGATTACACTTAATTGCTCACAAAATTCTCATGGTGTAAAAATTCAAGCACCAGCTCATTCTGCTGGACAAAGTTATACTTTAATTTTACCAACATCATCAGGATCAGCAAATCAAGTTCTTGCTAGTAGTGGTTCAAGCACAAACCAATTATCTTGGATTACAGCAGCAGAAACTAAACCAACTGTAGCAGATGTATCTCAAACAATACCACCTGCAACAGCTACAACAATAAATATTACAGGAGCAAACTTTGTTTCAATACCACAAGTACAATTTATAAATGGTTCAACAGGTGCTATTACAAATTCTAATACAGTTTCATTTACCAATGCTACAACACTTTCAGTTAATGTAACTTTAGCAAGTGGAAACTATTTTGTAAGAATAGAAAATCCAGATGGTAATGCAGGAAGATCAACAAACAATATTTTAACAGCTTCTACTGCACCATCATTTACAACAGGAGCAGGATCATTAGGTTCAGTTGCAGGTAATTTTTCTGGTACAGTATTTACAGTTCAAGGATCATCAGATAGTGCTATATCA